ACCAATGCAGCAACCAATGCAGCAACCAATGCAACAACCAATGCAGCAACCAATGCAGCAGCCAATGCAGCAGCCAAGAGTGCAAACCGATACATTTCAAAATTACCATCAACCTGTAAATTTTAATAATTCATCGGTACAAGAAATGCCAGTAGGAACACCCATAGGAACACCCATAGGAACACCCACTCAATTAATTCAAAATAATGATCCTAGAGATAATAAACAAATGTTTATAACTAAACCAGATAATGTCAATGATATATTAAAACGTCTACATAGTAGAGAAGATGTAGATACAGTCGATACTCAAGATGAAAATACTGCTAATAATGATAGATTAATTTCTGATACAATGAGTGACACAAGTGCTAAAGGTAAGGGTAAGAAAAAGGGAAATAAAAAACCATTAATGACTGTATTTTAAGTTGAGGTAAGGAAAGGATAATAATAATTTAAAGATTTATAAGACAAAATATGTAATGGAGAATAAACTAAATAAAAGAGGTCGAAAACCTAAACAAGATATTGTACCAATTTTAAAAAAAGAATCTATTAATCCCGATGTACCAATTATAGTACATCTTCCTATATGTTATTCAGAAATAATTACAAGTGATATAGATGACTTATTTATAAAGCCAGATACTAGTATGCAATATAATGAAAAAGAAATATATGTATTAAAAAAAAAAATAGAAGAATTAACAAATAAATTAAATAAATATGAAAGTACTAAAAAACCTAGCGTCTATCAATTATCTAATTCAAAGTCTAAATGTTGGTGGTGTAGATATAATTATGAATTACCTACTGTTGAATTACCCGAACACTATTTTAATGAAAAATTTCACAGTATTGGATTTTTCTGTTCTTATAATTGCGCAATGGCTTATAATATTGATATAAATGATGAAAATATTTCAAAAAGAAATTCTTTGTTATATCTTCACTATAGAAAAACATATAATGAAGATATTATATTAAAACCATCGCCATCATGGAAAATATTGAAAGATAATGGTGGAACTATTACAATAGAGGAATTTCGTACTAATTTAATTTTAAATAAAAATAATTATCTTTATATAAAACCACCTACTATGTCTAGAATATCATATGTAGAAATACAACCAATTAATGTTGAAACAGAAATAGTAAAATCGAGTGATTTAATTTTAAAAAGATCAAAACCATTGAATAGTACTAAATATACATTAGAATCTACAATGGGATTAAAAAAAATAGTAAATAAGAATATTTAGAACTATTTTTCATCCAATAATTATATCAAGTTATGAGTTTGCAGCGGCATACATACCTTGTAAAAAACAATCCGCCATATCATCTTTCTTCTTACAGCTATTAAATTTTTCAAGCCACTCTGGAAACATTTCAATCATTTCTTTACAGTATTTTACTCCCAATTGTTTTGTTAATTTATAGGTAGAACTATCATCTCCCTTTAATTTAACTAATTCTTTTGTATCACCTTCACTTGCTAATTTTAATTTATTGCTTGGTGCCATAAAACGTACAGTCTTAATTGTACTAGAAGTAATAGCACGATCTATAATACCTCTCATCGTATAGTAATTATATAGTGTGACAGATATAGTCTTCATCCTTGGATTTTTTAAAGAAGGTTGATTTTCAATCACTATATTATCTGATATTAATAGATTAGGTCTTTTTTCTAATTCAGTAATTAATCGAAAAATAAAATCATCCATCGATTGTTTATCGATTGCTTTTTTCCCATGAGGAACATTTTTATAACTATTACCTATACTTTTATATTTACTTTTAGCATGAACATTACAATAATCATATTCCATATAAGTATATTTACTTTTTTTATCACAAGGTTTTTTTCCAATAAAACAACAACTATTATTTAAATTAGTTTCTAGAAATAATGTTTCAATACAAGGTACCTCACTATCTAGTAGTTTAACGTGATGTTTACAACTATATTTATTACTAATAGATTGGTAGAAACTAGGATTTGCTTGACAGTGGAAACATTTCATTTTTTCACGATCTGTTAAATTAATAAGATCCCAATCTACAATAGAATATTTTTTATTATCTTTATTATAATCAATTAGACAATAGGCTAAATTAATAATACCAACATCCCACGATAGAATACGCATTAACATTATAGATATTTAATTTCTTATATGAAAATAATATTATTTCTTCTATTATTTTATAATTCAACTTTGCAGTGTTTAATAGAATTATTCTATAGAATAATTCTATTAAATCAGTTAAACGATTAATCAATTGTAATATCAATATATAATGATTCGATTTCGACCATTTTGGTTTTTTTTAAGTTTTTTATCAATAAATGTAATGGGATATGGAGTACCACCACCTCCTCCACCTCCTTGTAATACACCACAATGTCCATCTGGTACTTTCTGTTATTCTAATACAAATCAATGCACTCCGTGTCCACCCGGTTATAGTTATAATGCAAATCCTAATGTAGGAGTTTCAAATATATTAAATTGGGGATGTACAATATGTCCACCAGGTACTTTTTCTTCTAGTAGTGGTTCATCGAGTTGTACGCGATGTTCACCAGGTACATTTCAAAATTCAGCTGGTACCACCTCTTGCATTGTATGTCCTAGTAATACTTTTAGTACAAATAATAATGCCATATCTTGTTCCGTGTGTTCCATTTGTTCATCGGGACAATGGATGGTATCACCTTGCACCCAATCTAGTAATACAGTGTGTAGTGGATGTACTGCAATTCAGAATTGTGCCGTTCAAGTAACTTGTTCCAGTGCTAGTAATAGTATTTGTTCTAGTTGTTCAGCTAATCATTATAGTAATAATTGTAACCAGTGTACAACGTGTAGTTCGTTAGAATATGAAACTACTAGTTGCACTTTTACATCTAATCGTATTTGTAATCAATGTACTAATAGTTGTCCACCAGGACAAATGCTAAATAGTAAGTGTAGTGGTACAAATAATCCTAGCTGTATCGTATGTCCAATTGGTTTTTATAAAACTACAAATGGTGGAACCGTTTGTTTACCTTGTACAAGTAGTTGTAATGCAGGATTTGAATTACAAAATATTTGCTCTCCTTTTACTAATTCTATTTGTACTCTATGTAAATCTGGTTATTATAAAACTACTACCGATGCATCACAGTGCATTCAATGTACCTCTAGTTGTAATCCAGGTTTTGAATTACAAAATATTTGTAATTCTTTTACTAATTCTATTTGTACCCAGTGTAAATCTGGATTTTATAAAACTACAATAGATGACACTAAATGCATCGAGTGTACTTCTAATTGTAATGTAGGTTATGAATTACAAACTATTTGCTCTCCTTTTACTAATTCTATTTGCACAAATTGTAAATCTGAATATTATAAAACTACAACCGATGCATCTCAGTGTATTCAATGTACTTCTAGCTGTAATCAAGGAACCGAATTACAGAATATTTGTAACAGTACTACAAATTCTATTTGCACGCCTTGTAAATCTGGATTTTATAAAACTACGATAGATGGAACGCAATGTATTCCGTGTAATGATAATTGTGGTGCTGGATCCTATCTATCTAATTATTGTACTCCTTTATTAAATCCAACTTGTACATCGTGTCCTGCCAATACAGCAAATCCCAATATGTATTCAGTATTTATATCAAGTTGTACACCTTGTCCAAATGGTGCAATATCTGCAATTGGTTCGGCAACTTGCATACAATGCGATTTAGGAACTGCTACATTAGGTACTAATAATTGCAATGAATGTATTGTAGGTACCTATTCTGATAGTAAAGGAGCTATTAGTTGTAAATTATGTCCCAGTGGAACATTTAATAATATAATAGGTGCATCTAATATTATGCAATGTATCAATTGTTCAATTGGATATTATTCAATGATGGGTTCATATGATTGTACTCCTTGTAATGTTGGAACGATTGGTATAGTGAGTGGTGGAACAATAAATGATTGTATGATGTGCCCTAGTGGAAAATATAATAATATGATTGGCCAAATATCTTGTACTGATTGTATGATGGGAACATATAATAATAATACGGGGGCTACCACTATAAATAATTGTATCTTATGTCCACTTGGTACTTTTTCATTAAATGGATCATCAAATTGTTTGTTGTGTCCTCCTGGTACTTTTTCAAATGTAACTGGTGCAAGTAGTTGTATTGCAACTATGCCTGGATTTTATACTAATATCTCGGGATCTATACTACCAATAAAGTGTCAATCAGGATCTTACAGTAACACTACCAATACAGTTAATTGTATAAAATGTATAAAAGGAACTGCGAATAATAACACAGGTTCAGTGCTAGCTAGTAGCTGTATTGAATGCCCTAGAGGATTCTTTACATCTATATTGGGTGCATCAGTTTGTAATCCAACACCATTTGGATATTATCAAGATTTACCAGGACAATACTATAGTACAGCTTGTCCAATTGGTACAATGAATAATAAAACTGGATCAATCTCAGCAACTTCTTGTACGGCGTGTACTATGGGAAAATACCAAAATCTTACCGGATCATCTTACTGTAATGATTGTATGAGTGGATATTATAATAATATAAGTGGGCAATCTAGTTGTAAGGAGTGTCCTCTTGGTACATATAATACTATGACTGGATCTAACAATATTGATGATTGTATTAGATGTAATATAGGAACCTATTCAAATACTACAGCTAGTAATAGTATCTCTAATTGTATCTATACACCAATTGGAACTTTTACTAATAATTCAGGATCATCTAATTATATTGAATGTCGTCCAGGAACCTATCAAAATGCAACCAATCAATCTAATTGTATTGAATGTACAGCGGGTACTTTTAATATATATAGCGGCTCCAATAACTCAATTTATTGTATACCAAGTCCTCCAGGATTTTATGTTCCATTGAATGGGTCATCTATATATTTTCCTTGTAAACCGGGAACATTTTCTAATGTGAGTGGATCAATTGAATGTTTACCTTGTACTATTGGATTTTATACCAATACTATCAATTCAATTGAATGTATTAGATGTCCCATTGGAACATTTACACTTGGATTTGGATTTACAGAGTGTCAATCGATTGGAAATGTATCGATAGAATTAGTAAATGTAACACCATACAGTGCAATTGTATTACTTTCTACTAATTTCTCTACATTATTACCAATGGATTATTCTTGTACTAATTATTGTAAAATTTATATAAATAGTATATTGATTGCTGAAAATAATAATAAAATTAATCAATCAATTATATTAGATTTAAGAATTGGTATCGACGTATTATTAGTTATATTCAATGGAACATTTGAAAGTTCTCTCGATACCTTATGGAATTGTAATAAATTTAATGAAAATAAATCATTATATTGTAGTACCACTCCATCAAATATAGCGATAGAATCATATCAACTTACTACATCTAAGGATAAGAATAATATTTATGGAAATCCAAACACTTCCTATATATCAATATTAAATAAAAATACATCATCGCAAACAATTTCTTATTTATTAGATAATTTGGAAGCATCAGTCAATTATTCTTTTGATATAGCATTAAAAATTATTAATACGTTAGACTTGTATTTTCCCACTATACCATATACCTTTACTACATTATCTGCAATTCCAATTGGCCCAGTTCAAAATTTAGTTAAATATTTTTTGGGTATCGACACAGTCGAGCAAGCTAACTTGGAACAATCTAATTTACAAATTCATTGGGATCCACCATTAATTTGGCTTCAACAAGGTCCTATCGTTGGATACTATGTATCATACACACAACTACAATATAGCTATATATCATATGGACCAAATGTATTAAACATTACAATTCCACCTATTACCTTTAGTGTATTTACAAATGATACTACGATAATTCTATCCAATTTATCTTCTAATAAAAATTATAATATAACGGTATATCCAATGACAAATGCATCTGGTTTAGGCCCTGGGTCTGGAATAAATTTAATAACACAAGTTAGTGCTCCTCCTAAACCACCTACTTTAACTCTTATTAAAAATAATATATTTAATATTACTGTTAGTTGGCCTACTTTAACAAATGAAACAGGAATTATTACAAAAGCTTGGATAGTAGCCGAACCATATGAAATAGAAAAGAATACATCGGAAGTTGTAAATATACCAATAAATAATAGCGATTTATCCGAATTACCATTTCCTCATACTGGAGTAAAAGGGTTTTTTGCTCCATACGATCCATTAAATACTTGTGATCGACATATTATGGGATTTACTTTTCACAGTAAAACATCTTTCAATATATGTGGTGGTTTTTGTAATGAAACGTGTGAATATGGTACTCCAATGTTAGATCCAAACACTATCCTTCCGACAAATAATCAGAATCTAACAAATGATAATTATATAATGTTTTATAATACAACAAATAATACAATATTGACTAGGTATGTACCCTATCTAACAATGAAGAAAAGATTTGTATTAAATACATCGGATGGTGGTTTAAATTTAAATGGAAAGATAGTAATAGGAGATAATAAAATTAATCCTAATAGTCTATTGAATAATACTATTCTAAATCCATCATTGGCCTATAGATTTCGTCTAATTGTATTTACAAGTGAAGTATTATATGCAGTAAGTGATCCAATTGAAATTGCACCTCTCGAACCTTCAAGTGGCGCCGATTTAGTAAAATCATTATATATTGGTATTCTAATAGCATTTGGTGTATTAATTCTATTAATAATAGTATTTACTTTTATTAAAAAATATTTGAAGAAACGTGCAAATACTTTATATAAAAAAGAAAATGATGCTATTACTAATCCAAACTATTGGGTACAAAAGAATAGAATAATATATAATGATACTAATAAAAACTTACTTGTATTAAAAGGGGAAATGGAATATACAAATATTGAACCAACCAATGAGTATATGGATGTAAGTATGAGACAAGTCTCTCATGGTAGTTCTACTGAAGTGAAATATGATTCTATTGATGTAGATTATGATTTACCTCTTGAAACATCACAATATATTGAATATGATATGGATGCACCTGAATTACAACTTAAAAAAAATAAATATATGGATGTATCACAGTTACATCCGAATAATTTAAATCTAGATTACGATATACCTATTGTATCATCCCAATATATTGAATATGATATGGATGCACCTGAATTACCACAAAAAGATTTATCGATGGATGTATCTCAGTTACCACCTATTAACAATACACAATAATTTTTACCAACCCAAATTACAGCTTTGCAAATCATAACTTAGTTTATAGCAAAGCTGCAATCCATAAAATAAAAATTGATAATATAATAATAAAATAATATTATTATATTATATAATGGAATATTTAGAAACAAAGAAAGCCCACTTAGAATTAATAGTAGGACCAATGTTTGCTGGAAAATCTTGTGAACTATTAAGAAGAATTAGAATGCAGCAAATTCTAAATAAGAAATATATTATAGTAAAACCATCTATTGATACGCGGCATAGTGATAAACATATAGTTACACATAATTTTGATAAAATGGAATGTTTAGTAGTTGAAAATTTATCCGAACTATTAAATAGTAATACAATAGATTCGATTGATATTATTTTTATAGATGAAGGACAATTTTTTATCGATTTAAAAGATATATCGATAAAATTAATTGAACAATATAATATAACGGTAGTTATTAGTGGATTAATTGGTGATTTTAATCGTAATAAATTTGGACAAATTTTAGATTTATTTCCTTATTGTGACTGTGATAAAATTACATTTCTAAATGCACTGTGTATATATTGTATGGATGGAACACTTGCAAGTTTTAGTCTTAGGAAAAATGTATTCAATCCTGGACAAATTTTAATTGGCGCATCGGATAGTTATGCGAGTGTTTGTAGAAAACATTATTTGGAATCACAGACAAATTAGGTTTTACCGATTGATTAGTTTATCAGATATAATATAACGAGTACCTTTTATAATATGTTTTTTTTTATTTTCACCTAATCTAACCATTATATTTATATCTTTTTCAGTAGGACTATACATTATATCCATTATTATACTAGGAGATAAAAATGACTATTATACTTTTTCTATCTCTAATATAAATCTAAAATTGATATATCGCCAACTCATAGAAATAATTGATATTCTAAATATTTAAAGATTAAATTTAACTATTAGTAAAATGAATGATTGGACCAATTATAAATTTAAGAAACTTATTTCTATCGATAATTCATTATATTGTTTACCATTAGGAGTTTCAATATCAACAATGTGTGGAAAATGCAAATTAGGAACAGATTTAGATTTAGATATAATTAAAACTTATTTACCTTTATCGTCTGATGATATATTGACAGTAAAAATGAGCAAAGTTGATATGAGAACATTAATTCCGATTAAAAAGAAGAAGCGTCGTACTAAACGTAAACCTAAGACTAAGAATAATCCTTTTTATAATCAAATTACTGTAGTAATTCGAGTATATGAGGGAACATACGATGACTTAAATGATCAGTATAAAATTAATGTTAAATTATTTAGAAATGGAAGTGTTCAAATATCGGGATTAACCAATGTTGAATTTACAAATAGAGCACTTAATAAATTATTATATTGTTTGGCGCAAATTAAAGCAATAAAATTAGAAAATTCAATTGAAGAAATAAAATTTGTAAAAGAACCTGAAAAATTAGATGTATCTGAATTCTCAATTTATATGATTAATTCAAACTATCGAGTTAATATTATGATCGATAGAAATAAATTATTTAATCTTTTATTAAAAAAGAAAATTAAAGCATCGTATGAAAAATGTATTCGAGCGTGTGTTATAATTAAATATATACCTACAACAAGTAATAGTGAAGAAAAAGAAGTTAGCGTATTTGTATTTGAAAAAGGTAATATTATTATAACTGGAGCTAGGAATCATTCACATATAATCGATTCATATAATTATGTAAATGGTATTCTATTAGATCACGTGGATGATATTATTAAAAAAGACGATAATGTAGAAGGTCTTCAAATATTAAAATTATATGAAGATATCTCAAAAGAAAATTCACATAAAATATTAGTTTAGTTAATAGTCATCAAATTTTGATATAATTTCTTTAGTTAATAGTCATCAAATTTTGATATAATTTCTTTAGTGTTACTATCTAGGTAGATAGTGTGTTCATATTGACACGACATATCATTATCTATTCCATACAATGCAGGATAAATATCCAACATACTACGATTAATATTATTGATATTATAATGTTCTAAATGAGAATCTGTGAATATCATACTATTAAAATATTTATATAATGGATTTGAATTATTTTGATATTTTTTTTTTATACAATAATTATTTCTTTCAGGGCCTTCCATACATTTACTCGATAGAATACTTGCAAATGGTTCAATGGCATAAACCCCTTTAGTAAAACGCCGATTAGACAATGATGGTTTATTGGGAACTAAAATACCGCCGTGAATATTATATTGTGTTATATTATGTCCACTACATCCATCTATTACTTTTAATGTATGGTAATTACCACGATACATTATTTCATACGATTCAATAATTTCCGATATAATTCTACTTACTTCATTGATAGGTGTATCGATACCTACTATTTTTAAAGCACTATCTAGTGCTTCTTTTGTAGCAGTGTGTAAAATAGAATACTTTGGATTAAAATATATAGTACTCGATGAATCGACTATCCATCCATTAACGTGTACTCCAAAATCTATTTTTAAATTATCATCATAACCTAATATTTTTGAAATTTTATGAGGTGAATAGTGGGCAATAATATTACTCATTGATGGTACGGGAGGAAAACCAATTCCATCATTATATTGTTTCGATGAAGAATATTTTTTTATATATTCTCGAGTTCTACGATTTATAAATTGAGATAAATTGATTAAATCTAGACCTGGTTTTAACATTGGTTGAAATTCTTTTCTAATCATTTTATGTATTGAACCAGCTATTCTTAAACTTTCTAAACAATTTTCATTTCCAGTAATTCTTGGTATCTCAATCGTTGTATTTATCTTATCAACACCTCTATACATTATATTCTAATAGAAAAATTAATTTTACAGAGGGAACTATTTCTTATAAATTTTTGATTTTTGTCTATACTTCATTTTAATTTTTTTAATATCTTCATATCTTAATATAAGAAATCAAAGATTTCAAAGATTTCAAAGATTTCATTCGTCCTTATTATTTTCTCCTACATATCAGTGAAGTTGCAACTTACTACTTGGTACAATTACCTATAAATATATTATATTGCACGTATAATAAAATTTTTTATGGAAAATATATATTACAATGATGTAAATTAGATTATAAATATCATCAAAAATATTACAGTAAATGATTCACCTTGGATTATATATATCAAGTTTGGGATAAATAATAGATAGAAAGAAAAATGTAATTTATATTAAAATAAATGCAATCAATTAATTTTAATATATATGATCATAATTTTTGTGAATCAAAAATTTATGCATTGAACCAACACCCCGAATATTTAAATTCTTTATCTAGTTTATTTATTACATTTATTGGAATAAATGCATTAATGAAACACAATCATAGTTTTTTACTATCATTATTATATTCATCACTTGTTATAAATGGTATAACTTCTTTTTTCTATCATTATTATAATACGATAGGATGGGGATTATTAGATAGGATGAGTATGGTAATAATTGCAATGTCTAGTATAAATCTTTTTATTAGTAATATAAATCGAATAATAGAAATAGATCGATTAGAATATATCGATCGAATTAAATATATAAATTGTATCACGATTTCTTATTTTACTATATTATTTACAGTTGCTGGCTTACATATGGAAACATTATTTAACATAATATTTGGAATATTTTTAGGAAGTCTTATTATATTTGTATATTTAATAGATAGAAACTATAAATTAAAGATACCTCATACTATAACTTTATTTGCTTGGAAAGGTATTAAATATATTGCAATAAGTGGTGTATTTTGGATTGTAACTGAAAATTTATGTAATGAATATGGTTTTGTAAAATATTTATTTGGACACGTATGGTGGCATATATTTGTTAGTTATGGGGGATATTTAATTTCATTATTACCAATGTATCTTTTTTTACACGAAAAATGTCAAATATATACAGAATCTTTTAATCAATCTAATCCAATTAAAATTAAATATGACTATTTTAATATTCCCTACTTATCATTATATAATGATGATTATATTCTACCCATTTAGCCAATTTTAGCTACTTGTATAACGATCCCTCCAAATCGAGATTCATCTGCATAACATTTAATACCACCAATCCAACAATTATGATCTTGTCTCTTAATTATTTTACCATTTATATTATGTAGACTAATAAATCCACCCATTATAGATTCATTTTCATAGGATACACTATTACCATCAATATCTTTCACATCATTTGTTTCACTACAATTTCTACATATCATATTTGGATATCTAGGAGTATAATAATCTAAATTATTTTTACAGATTGGACATATCTTATTCATTCTAATATATCTATATCGCAGCTTTGCTCTATATAGATATCATAGCTATATTGCAGCAATCAACATATCCTTTCGTATTTCTTAGTTCTATTATTTTTCCACAGATTAAATAATGTAAGGCATCTCTAGATTAAATGTGTTATTCTATAATTATTGTACCATCATTCTAGCACTTAAATTTGTTGTATTATCTATATTATCTACTAAAGATGAACCTTGATATAATACATTATTTACATAAGGATTATTACTTAATGTACTGGTTATTAAATGACTATTAATAGTACATTTACTAATATTTGGGTTTTCATATACTAAATTACCTCGAGTTTTAGGTACATCTATTACATGACCATTCGATACTAATCGTTTAGGATTAATGGTAATATTATTTGTATCACGTTTTTGATTACTAGAATGTCTTCCAATATCTTTTTTACCAACAGATATTTGATCTTTACCTCCTCCCATTACATCTCTATTTATAAGATTAATCATACAATCTTCTTTGGATTGATTTAATTTAATATTACCTAAATAATCGTGGGTTTCCCCTTTCTCGGCTATAGCTCCTTTTATACCCATATAATCTTTAGCTAAAACCTCTTCTACTACACCACTTCGCGTTTTATCACTCGACTTATATGCATAACCTTTGGTATAATTATAAGCACTCGATATATAATCATTTGGGTCTTCACGTGCAGTAGCATTAGCAGTTTGACCATTTATATATTGTGTTTTATTAGCTATATTTTTAGCATTCGATATATAATCATTTGTGTCTTCACGCATTGTAGCATTAGCAGTTTGACCATTTATATATTGTGACTTATTAGCTATATTTTTAGCATTTGACATATAATCATTCAATTCTTCACGCAACGTAGCATTGGTAGTTTGACCATTTCTATGTTGACCCAAACTAGCTATATTGTAAGCATTTGACATATACTCATTATGTTCTTCACGCAACGTAGCATTTGTAGTTTGACCATTTCTATGTTGACCCAGACTAGCTATATTGTGAGCATTCGACATATACTCATTCGTGTCTTCACGCAACGTAGCATTTGCTGTTTGACCATTTCTATGTTGACCCAAACTAGCTATATTGTAAGCATTCGACATATACTCATTCGTGTCTTCACGCAACGTAGGTATCGCGGTGTTATTATTTCTATGCGTGGGCTGATTAGCTATATTGTAAGCATTCGACATATACTCATTA